CGGAAGTTACTAATAATTATATAGAAAAAAAGAAAAAAAAGGTAACTCCCAAAAAACGTGCTTGTTCTATCCCTAAAGACTTCAATCCCCCGGTAACCATCGCAAGCGATGAGAACCTTGATCACAGGAGAGCAGTTGAGTATTTTCGCAATTGGGCTGAATCAGGTGATAAGAAGTATGTCGATTGGATCGCTTGCTTCAGGAATGCCTGTAGGAATTGGTTGAAGGATAAAGTTCCTTCTGCTAGCAAATCCACAAAGGTTAATCGTATTTCCTTAGACTGATGGATTACGAGATATCGGAACAGGCAGTCCTAGCGGCTTGCTTACGAGATGAGAGTGGTCTAGCAAGTGCCAAGGCTTGCGAGTTACTCACTGAAGCTGATTTCTCATCAGAGGCTCATCAGAAAATATTTAACCTCATCAATCAGAAGCATGATATCAATGAGGTCGATGTTGCCATCGAACTACCTGAATGCTCTGAAGAGGCTTTAGCTCTTGGTGAGCGCTATGGTGGGGGAAAGGTTGATCGTTATGTTGAGCAATTGGTTTCCTCAAGGAATCAGAGGATAACTGACTTGGCTCTCAAGGAAGCAATGGATGCCCTTAATCAAGGGACTTCAGTTGAGAATATTGCAGGTCAATTCAATAGCAAGGTAGCCAAGGCACTATCGTCAGGCAGTGGGCAAAGCAAGGTGAGTAGTGCAGTGAAGAAAGCTAGGGATGAGTTCTTTGCCATTGATGATGGTAACTCAACGGCAGTATCCACAGGATTTAAAACTTTAGACTATGCATTTGGTGGTGGTTTCCAAAGAGGTAGGTTGTATGCATTGGGGGCAAGGCCGGGGATTGGTAAGTCAGCACTTGCCATTCAGTTTTCCCATCAGGTTGCTTCCAAAGGCTACAGGGTCGCCTATGCTTCCCTAGAGATGTCGGCAACTGAGTGCGCAGGTCGGATGCTTGTCCGTGACTCAATGGTCTATCGTCCAAGAAAGAAAGGTGACCTGACTGAATCCAAACGACAAAAGATTCAGGAAAGTGTTAATCGTATGAGTAGTCTTCCCTTGACCTTCAAGGATGACAACAAAGCGACATTGGATTCCTTCCGAGCATTTCTCTTCCAAGAGAGAGCAAAGGGTGACTTGGGACTCGCAGTGATCGATTACCTTCAACTTCTCTCAGCACACGGATTCAAGTCACGGACTCAAGAGGTCGATTTTATATCGAGGTCATTAAAGCAATTGGCAATGGAACTTGATGTTCCCATCTTAGCCTTGAGCCAATTGAACAGAAACTTGGAAACGGCAAACCGAGATCCCATGTTATCCGATCTCCGTGAGTCAGGGGCAATCGAACAGGATTGTGATACTGCAATGCTTCTCTCCGTTCACAAAGAGGATGAAGAGGAATCCCTTGATGAACCAACCGAGGTGATCAAGTGCCACATTGCCAAGAACAGAGGTGGACAAAATGGGTTGGATGAATTGTTGGACTTTGATAAGGCTCACGGATTGTTCAGCGTTAACCTTCCCAACAGGCTAAATTAAGCCCAAGAAGGCATCAAAAAAGCGTCTTAATCGCTCACGAGGGTAAAGACTCATGTTGCGAAATAAGACGCTTTTAAGAGGGGGTACGGGGTTGGTGTTCTATTATTCCTTTTCTGTGAGAAGTTTCAGGAGATCTTCTTTTTTAATACCATTTGTCGATTCGATAATCTTTAATTGTATTTCTCGTAACTTCTGTAAAGATATATTATTATCATTCGCTTTTAGTTGAGCGTGTAAATTCTCGATTGTATCAGTTGCTTGTGAACTCCAAGGAAATACTTCATCTTCACTATTCATCTGTTTATAAAAACCTGTTAAACCAACCTTTGTTAAACATCCATTTTGCTATCCTAATCAGAAAAAAGAATGATAGGCTAAGTAGTATTTTTGGTAACAGGTCATCATTATCACTTTGTTTACTCATCAGTCAGAATATAAAAGGCTAATCAATATTATAAATATAATTAGTATAGTGAAGTATGTTATAATACTCATTGGTCATCAGTCCTTTCTAATTCTTTAATGAGCAAATACTTCTTTACCTGTTGTTCAATCTGTTCAATCCTTTGCTTACTTGTCCCATGATAGTCGCCTATCTGTTGAAGGGTCTTATTCTCCAATGGTTCAGAACTATCCAAGAGATCCAATCGATGAGCCAATACATCAATAGTCATACGAACAACCTTTGATGGAGGTTTACTTAGTATACTGTTTGCCCTGTGCTTTAAGCTTCTAGTGGCAATCAAACTAGATTGTGGTACTTCTAGTTTTGTACTCAAATGGAACTTAATGTCCCTGATTGGTAACTCATATTTGATACTTAAATGTTGATAAGACATTCGCTTATCCATGAAATCTCTTACAATTCCATTCACTGTTTTCTTATCTATACTTCTACTAACATATGGCATAATTTTTTATCCTTTCTTTGGGTAATCTTGTATTTTGTAATTTAGTTTATTCATGTAGTTTTTTCTCTCGGTTTTACTACCAAGAAAATAAATGTATCTGTGCTTCTGCGGCCGATCTACAACCTTGAATTTATCAGGGTTTGCTTGTCGATATTCCAAGGTATATCTCTCAGTCAAAGTCTTTGAATGTGGTGATTTGATCGTTTCATAATCCATGAACATATCATCAGATTTGATGGTCTCCTCAACCATCTGCCACTCCGTTCTTTTGTCACTCAATCCTGTGTAAATGAAATTGGTTGCCTGATATACTTTGCCTAAGTGATCCTGACTAGTATCTGCGTAGCTAATAATGATCTTGGGTCTTGGAAGTAATTTGAAAGATCCACCAATCAGGTAGCTCGCTTCATTCTTGCGATTGTATTTCAAGACCAATCTTTGCAACTCTATTACCTGATGCTTGTACTCCTTACCACATACTCCAATGGTCAGTGAGTGACTTGGGGGTGATCCATATAGAATGACTCCGATCAACTCATCCCCATCAAACATCCCAAAATAATGGGATGCCGATGGGAAACGATGAGCATAGTGAATATCGATCACAAATGGAGTAACATCCAATCGAGTGACTTCTCGGATTTTATATTTCATTCTTAAGGTGATCTATAATCAAATCTAGTTCTGCAATCGCATCTTTGGTTTGATCACAAGCTTGTAAGGCTCGGTCAAATATTTGCCATTCGTTGTCTTTGTGTATTAAATCTTTGATGCGTTGCCTTACATCAAAAAGATCATGTGCAAGGTTCATAATTGTAGCAATCGCAACAAGCTTGTCATACCTATCTGTTGTCTTGTCTTTGGCATCAAATATTCCTACAAGTTTATCTTTTTTATCCTTAACCTCCCATGAAGATAATCCTGTTCCTGACCTTTGACATGGTTGAATCTTTATGTCATTCATTATAATTATCCTTTCTTCCTTATTGTTGTTTTAGCCAATCAGTATACATCCGATTAAGACTATTGAAGTAGAAGTTCACTAACCTTGGCAAGGTTTTGATATCTCCAACGATCATCCTATCAGTATGAATCAAGTCACCTTTATCAATCTCAAAGGGTAGTTGCCACTCTTCATCCCAACCTAGTGTACACCTGATTTGTAAATTATGGTTAGGTATCCACCATGTCCATGCACCTGTCATGGAATCGATATCGAATCTGAACTCGTCTTGGAACATCTGAAAGGAACCACCATCTCTTCCTGTGCCTATGATGATTGGCTCATTACCAAGTTTAAGTAAGAACTCTTCAAGCTCAGCGACTAGTTTTTTCTGTTCTTCAGTCATTATTAGTTCCCCACGTTTACAACTTTGACCTCATTGAATAGGCAGTTATTGTCCGTCAATTCGGTAGGTACTCCGAAATGATGAGCCAATTCTTTAATCAAATATCTCCAATCCTTGTGAGTATCATAGGTTGTCTTGCTGATCACATGAGTAATAAGTTGCTTTGCTCGCTCAATGGGTAGGGATGCAAGTTGCTCATGCACCTCAAAGATATTCATATTATCCCCCCAATCACTAGTATCCTGATCAAGAGTCTCATCAACCTCCTCAAATTTTTCAAGTTCCTCTAAGTCTTCAATAACTGAAGCAATTCCATCAGAATTATCCTGTGCTCCATTGTCGTAAAGTTCCAACGATTCATCATTATTTTCCCAATCATATAAGAAGTCATCAATGCCTGTCAGCCCATATAGTAATTTGTGCAAGGTTGGATTGCATCCATCGTGCTGATTCTCGTAATTGACCAATGACTTGCCCCAATCTGATCCTTCAATCAATTCTCTGATCTCTCTAAGCTTGTCATTTGCTTCTTCGACTACCTTATTGTAGGTACTTTGAGCCTCTTCGAAGGCACTCTTAAAGTCACTTTTAGCGCTCTTAATATCAATCCCATTATAATCCTCTAGTAAGCTTGTGAGGGTATCAATATCATCCCTTGATGGTTTGACTAATTGCCATGCGTTATTGTTTGTCTCTACACTAGTAGAGGTTGATTCATTATTGTTATTATCCATTTTTATATCCTTATTTATTTATTATTTGAGGTCAAATATATTTTTTATGATTGGAAGATAAAGCACTATTTGTGCAAGTATTAATCCGATAAACTCTAAGTCTAATTGGCTCATAATATTATCCCTTTCTTAATTACAAATAGTTTTTAAACGATTTGTCGCCACATTCCCTCATGTGCCTTTTGTACGTCGTTTCCTCTGTTTTGATAAGGTTGCAAATGTCGCTCTTATTTAGATCATCATTTTCATTGCCTATTTCTTCCAATGTGTACCTTAGCTCAATTGATGCCTTTACAATTAATGCCTCTAATAAGTCACATTGCTTTGAGCCACTTTGATTTTCTACCATCGAGGCTATTGCTTGTAAACTTAGGTTTTTATCGATCATAATTTTATCCTTTCCTTATTTGTGTGAGTAGTGAGGGTTTAAACCCCCACTACTTCTGTTATGATGTTTCTGAACTTTCTTGAATCCTTCTCACTGAAAGCACCCCTCCACTGATTTTCTTCTTTAGATGCTCCTTTTGTGTTTCTAGTGGGTCTGTCATGGGTCATGTATGCCGTGTAAGCATTCATTGCATCCCATGCCGATTGACCAAAAGTACCAAGGTCTTCATGGTGGAATTGAGATAGCATTCTATCCCTTCCGTTCTTTGACTTGGTAGGGATATCATCATCCTTTTTTCCATCTATCTTGAAATAGATGCTTGCCATTTTCTTCATTTGTCCACGTGTCACGTTTACATTATTCAGGTGGTTAATATCGTTTTCAATTTTAGAGAAGACTTGTTCCATCCCCGTGGCTTGGCTTAGTGCCTCGCTCATAATCGCTCTTTGGTTGCGAGTATGCCTAACCTTAATAACCTGATCATCTGTCCAAGTTGCGCAACCATTATTACACCATACCCTAAGCAATTCAGTCTTTAGAATAGTAGAACTTGATCCATCAAACGACGTGTGCGCTGTAACTCTTTTCTGCAATACATCACCCTTGGTCTTTTTACCAACGTGCATTTGACCGCTGTAAGCGCTTATAAAAAGCCTTTTACCTTCATGAGTGAAGCCTGACTCTTTATAGTCAAATCCCATAGTCTCTTTGAGCGCGTCCATGAATGCGAACGCCTCAATTGGTTGCAGTAAATCATAAGAGTCTTTGACGATTGCCAAGGGATAATTCCTATCATCTAGGATGCGTGAATATCCTTTGCATACTTGTGGGATATCTTCCTTGCTGTAATCCTTAATATTTAGGAAAGAAAGGATATCGTTCACGTTTTCGCATTGCGATACGTTTTGAACTTTGAATTTCCTTGGCTCTAGATTTGGCGTTTCAATTTGTGAGCCTGTAAAGACTCGGTTGGATTCATTATTTAAT